GCCACCGCGACGTTCAAGACCGAAACTTACCGCTTCCTGCGGCTGGAACGCCCCTCGGACGAGGACCGGGCGCTGGGCGCGCTGGACGCCCCCGGCACAGTGCACTTGCCCGACTGGATCGACACCGAATGGCTGAAGCAACTGGTGGCGGAACAGCTGGTCACCGTGCGCAACAAGCGCGGCTATGCCCACCCTGAATGGCAGAAGATGCGGGAACGCAATGAGGCCCTCGACACCCGCGTCTATGCGCGGGCGGCGGCTTGGATCATGGGCGCCGACCGCTGGGATGAGGCGACCTGGCGGCGGCTGGAAGCGCAGGCCGGGGTGGAAACCCGACTGGCGCCCACGCCTGCCATCGCGACTGAACCGGTGTCGCCCACCCCGGTGAAAGCCGGGACACCAACCACGCCACGGCGCAAACGCCGGGCCTATACACCGAACTTCATGAGGGACTGAGATGGATCTGGAACGGATGCGCGCCCTGTTGGCAGCACTTCAGGAGGCGCGCTACGCGGGCGTCCGCTCTGTCAGCTATGACGGAAAATCGATCAACTATGGCTCTGACGCGGAACTGGCCAACGCCATTGCCGATCTGGAAACCCGAATTGCCACGGTTACGACTGGCACGCCGCGTCGTCGCCGCTGGGGCACGGTTGCCACGAAGGGCCTGTGATCCATGGCGTTCGAGGCATTCCGCCAGCGGCTGGGATCGATCATTGGGGGCTTCGATGCGGCACAAGCCCATCGTCGCCTGCGCGGGTTCCGCGCCAGCCGCGCCCATGTGAACACGCTGATCGCGGCCTCGGGCGACACGATCACCGCCCGCGCCCGCTGGCTGGTCCGCAACAACGGCTATGCGGCGAATGCGGTGGAAACCTTCGCCAGCAATGTCGTGGGCGACGGCATCAAGCCTTCGTCGACCATCGTGGATGCCGCCAAGAAGGAAGAACTGCAGGCGCTCTGGCTCGCCTGGACTGACGATGCCGATGCCGAGGGTCTGACCGATTTCTACGGCTTGCAGCGCCGGGCGGCGCGCGAGGTATTCCTGTCGGGCGAGGTGTTCATCCGCATCCGTCCGCGCCGGGCCGAGGACGGTTTGACTGTCCCGCTGCAACTGCAGATGCTGCCTGCGGAAATGCTGCCCTTGGACATGAACCGGACCCTGCCAGGCGCTGGGCTGATCCGTCAGGGCATCGAATTCGACGGCATCGGCCGTCGCGTCGCCTATCACTTCCTGCGTCGCCACCCCGGTGATCTGACCGATCCGGGTCTATCTGGCGAAACCGTGCGTGTCCCGGCCGCCGACGTGATCCATGTGCTGGACCCGGTCGAGGCTGGCCAGCTGCGCGGCGTGTCGCGGTTTGCGGCCGCTATCGTCAAGCTGTTCACGCTGGACCTCTATGACGATGCAGAGCTGGAGCGCAAAAAGATCGCGGCGATGTTCGCGATGTTCATCACCTCGCCCGCCCCGGAAGCTCCGCTGGAACCGACCGAGGAGGATCTGGAGGTCGAACCGGGCCAGGTGGTGCGGCTGGATCCCGGCGAGGATGTATCGACCCCGGCAACCCCGGATTCCGGTGGTACTTACGAGCCGTTCCAGTACCGGACCTTGCTGCAAATAGCGGCCGCGCTGGGCGTGCCCTATGGCTATCTGACCGGTGACACCGCCAAGGGGAACTTCTCCAACACCCGTATCTCCCTGATCGAATTCCGCCGTCGCATCTCCGCCTGGCAGCATGGCGTTTTGGTCTACCAGCTCTGCCGCGTGGTCTGGGTCCGCTGGATGGATACCGCCGTGCTGTCGGGTGTCTTGGACCTGCCGGGCTATGGCAGCCAGCGCCGCCAATATCACGCCTGCGCCTGGCTGCCCACGAAATGGGACTGGATCGACCCGATGAAAGACGCCTCGGCCGAGATCCTGCAGATCGAAGCGGGCCTGAAATCCCGCACGCAAGCCTTGGCGGAGCGTGGCTACGACGCCGAGCAGGTCGACCGCGAAATCGCGACCGAGCGGAAACGCGAAGCGACGCTGGGCCTCGACTTCCGCCGTCCGGGATCACCTGCCCAAGGGCCCGGCGAGGGTGTGGCCAAAGATGCGGATCAGGACGGCGCCAAAGAAGACGAGGCCGACAACACCGGCGATGAAAAACCCGAGCCCAAGGAGGGCGCATGATGCACCACGCACAAATCGCCCAGCGCGCTTTCAACACACCGCTGATGGTGGATCCTGCCAAGGCGCTGGCGTTTCTGTCAGGTCTGGGGCCGCGCATCGCCGGGCAGGAAATCACCTTCCAAGGGCTGGAAGCGGAAGGCGCTGACCAGATTACTGCCAGCCTGCCCGCCCGGGCATCACTGTTCGGCAATGATCTGGCCCAGAGACATCAGCGCAACGGCACCCAGCCGTTTGCGGCGGTCGATGGCATCGCCGTCATCGAAATCGCCGGAACGTTGGTCCATCGGGGCGCGTGGATCGGGCAATCGTCGGGCCTGACCTCCTATGAGGGCATCGCCGCCCAGTTGCAGGCGGCAGTTGCCGATCCCGGCGTGCGCGGCATCGCACTCGACATCGACAGCTTCGGTGGCGAGGTGGCTGGGGCCTTCGATCTGGCCGACCGCATCCGTGCCGCCCGGGCGCAGAAACCCGTTCACGCCTTTGTCGCGGAACACGCCCTGTCGGCTGGCTATGTCCTGGCCTCCCAGGCCGACCGGATCATCCTGCCGCGCACCGGCGCTGTCGGCAGCATCGGCGTGGTGGCGCTGCACACTGACATGAGCGGCGCCCTCGACCAGAAGGGCATTGCCGTCACGCTGATCCATGCAGGATCGCACAAGATCGACGCGAACCCGTACCAGCCCCTGCCCGAGGCCGTGCACGACCAGATGCAGCGTGAGCTGGAGGTGGTGCGCTTCCTCTTTGCCGAAACCGTCGCTGCCGGTCGTGGCAATCGGCTGACACATGCTGCGGCGCTTGCCACCGAAGCTGCTGTGTTCCGCGGAGCCGACGCCATCGCCGCCGGTCTGGCCGATGATCTCGCCGATCCCGTCGCTGCCTTCCAGGCTTTCGCCGCCGCGCCTCGCGGCACAACTTCCCCCAGCAGAAAGGGTCCACAGATGACCACCACGCCTGAAACTTCCGCCGACGTGACGGCACCCGCAGCTTCCTCACCCGTCGCGACGCCCCAGGAAGCCCCCGCTGCGACACCCGAAACCATGACCGCAGAGGCCATTCGCGCTGAGGCCGCCGAAGTGGCGCAGGTCTGTGCGCAAGCGGCCCGGCTCGGCGTGACCATCAACGCGGCTGACGCGGTCACGCGCGGGTTGAAACCCGACGCCCTGCGCGCCCGGGTTCTGGCAGACCTCGCCGCCCGCAGTGATGCCGCTGGCATCATCGCCACCGCCCCAGCGGCCGCTGCAAAAGAAAGCCCCATCGTGGCCGCCGCCAAGAAAACCGCGACCGACGCCAAGCGCTGAACCAGCGCCCTCCCCACCCCCAGAAATGGAGACTGACCAATGCCCGTCCTGACGGAACCGCCCAGCATGGGCGATGTCCTCAAATATGAGGTCAATCCGAACTACACCCGCGAGGCGATCACCCTTTTGATCGGCATGCCCTACCCGGTCGGCTCTGTGCTGGGGAAGATCACGGCCAGCGGCAAATACACCCTGTCGCCCGCGACAGGGGCCGATGGTTCGCAGGTGGCCAGCGCCGTGCTGCTCTACGCCGTCGATGCCACACTGGCGGATGCCACCGGCACTGTTGTCGCTCGCGGCCCCTCCATCGTGTCGCGTGCGGGTCTCGCCTATGACGCCACCGTCGATGACGGCGCGAAGATCACCACCAAAATTGGCCAGCTGGCGGCTGTGGGCATCATCGCCCGCGACGGCGTCTGATCCCCCCTCACCCCCGGAGCACCCCATGACCCTCGTTCGCAATCCCTTTGACGCTGGCGGCTATTCGCTGGCCGAAATGACGCAGGCCATCAACATCCTGCCCAACCTCTACACCCGCCTCGGCCAAATCGGCCTCTTCCGCTTCGAGGGCGTCAGCCAACGATCGGTGATCATTGAGCAATACGAGGGTGTGCTGAACCTGCTGCCCTCCGTCCCTCTCGGCGGCCCCGCCACGGTCGGCACGCGCGAGGGGCGGTCCATGCGCAGTTTCGCCCTGCCTTGGATCCCGCATGACGACGTCATCCTGCCCGGTGATATCCAAGGCCAACCGAGCTTGGG